CTTGAAGGGCTTTCCTCAATTTCTTGGTTGCTCTCTGACCTGCTTCATCGGGGTCAAGAGCAATAATGAATTTCCGTGCCGGGAGTCTCTTGAGTTGCTCATATTGATATTCCGTTCCAAGACCATTGAGTGCTACTGCCGGTTTACCATATGAGTAGCAGGTTAAAGCATTTAGGATTGACTCACATATTATGACCTCCTCTGCATCATCTGGTAATTCATATAATCCATATACCGGTTTTATTGCCCCTTCAGGATAATGGAAAAACTTGATATCAACGCTCCGCCTTGCTATAAATAAGGTATTGCCGCTTTCGTCTCTAACTGGAAAAGTCAAGCATCTCAATACCTGCTTAACCTTGCCATCCTTATCCTTTAATTCAAAATGCTCATCGTATCCGATATCAAACTTTTCAATTACCTCATCTGTGAGTTTCCGCTTATACATATAAGGATGGTAATATCTATATGAGTCCAGCTCTTCCTCACTTATGTAACTCATCTTCTCAACTTTTGACCCTCTTGATACATCAAGGGATATGTCTTTCCGATTCTCGATTGATACGGTTAAGAAATGCTTAATCAACCATTCTCTTCCGTAACCACCCATATCATCTCTGCCAAAGCAATGACTAATCATTTCTTCAAGAGTGGCAGTATATCCGCAAGTAAAGCAATGGACGGTTCCTGCCGGGATATCTTTGATTGGGACCGTGCTAATACCACATGATGGTTTCTTCTCTTGACCATTGGAATGGATAGGGCAATTAAACTGTATATTCCTCGGTCCTACCTTAAATTCATTAAATCTCAATATCCCACGCCTTGCTAATTGATGCTTGAGTTCATTGAGCACTTCCAAATCATCTGCTAATATAGGATTTCGGTTAATATAAAACATTTAATTGCCCTCCTTTCCTTAGAATACGCCGAAATATTCCCACTGTTTCCCACCGGTACTTTTTAATTTACCTTGACATGCACTACTTAGGTTCCCTAAACTCAATCCATATTTATTAGCTGCCTCAGTTAAAGTATCAAATATTTCCCCGGTGGTAATGCATTTAACCGCTCGAGCAGCCCCATTTAGTTGACCTTTATTCTTTTTAGATATTTTTAATTTAGCCTTTTCTGATATTGGTATTCCTAATTGAGCCGGTATTCTATTGAGAACTCTATAATCATGTAGCATATTTTCGCTGGCGGTTACCCATTCAAGATTATCTAATTGGTTATTTGTTTTATTTCCATCAATATGGTTAACATATTTTTTATTATCTGGATTTGGTATAAATTCTAGACAAACCAACCTATGAACGGAAAGTACCTTACTTTTACCATCAATTCTGAGGGTTACCTGTTCATATCCAGTTTTCTTATGAGTATTCTTTTTTAATATCTTTCTAGTTATATCATTTCTCACATTTCCTAAATTACTGATAGAGTATTTAGTTTCTTTAATCTTTCTATATATTTCCATCTGCAGCACCTCCTTAGAATATGTCAGTCCCATCTTGAAATGAGTCTTTAATCTCGGTAGCTTTTTTCTGCCTGGTCTCTGGTCGGACCGCGTCTTCTCCTGATGGAATGTAATTAAATTGACCTTTGTCGATATCCCAATAGTATATCAATTTTCCTCCGGTTTTACCATCACGATGTTTCTTGATACCAAATTCCAATCCTGCCCCGGTCTGTCTGAGTGCTATTACTTTTGTTGCATTATGTGCTATTCCATCTGAGTCTCTGATGGATTCTAATTCTGGAGTACCCTCTGCATCTGCATCTTTGACCCCGCCTCTATTAGATTGAACCACCACTATGATTGGAATCCCAAGCTCAATACTTAATGAGGATAAATCTTCACTTATATTGGTAAGGGTTGCGGTTTTGTTATCTCCCTTTTTGTATCTCTCATCTGTCAGATATGTGATGCCATCAATCCCAAGAATGTCAAGTTTATTTGTCTGACAGAAATGTTTTAGTTTTGTGATGGTAATCTTCTTTTGAAAATCAAGAGGAGTTGCTACCACAAATGGTCTTTCCTGCTTTGATAATTCTTCGATATGCTTATCATAATTTGGTTCTTCTCGACCCCAAACCAAGTTGTTATTTGAGAAGTTTTTCATCAAGGTATCAACCCTATATCCAATCTTTGTTGGACTCATCTCAGGACTGATATATCCTACCCTGCTACCTATCTGCCAAGCATGGGTTAAAGTCTTTGCTAATACCCATGATTTACCTTGACCGGTTCTTGCAAATAAAACTACTAACTCTTCTCCCTTTGCCCAACCATGCACTATAGAATCTAATTCCTCAAATCCAGTGGTGATATACCAGGGATTTTCTGAGTTCATCTTATCTTTATATACTTGGTATCTCTCTTGAGCACCGGAGATGATATCAGTGCCCTCAGCAGTCGCCGCTATTTCAAGATTGGGTAATTGAGAATGTAAATACTCAACCGCATCATTTGCATTGGTTTTGAGCAGGTCTGCTACCTTCTGCACTACCTCTACTGATTTGTAATATAGATGCTCTTCATATAAAGTATCAAGTAAATACTTATCTGGCTCATCTACATCAATCAAATTAAATTCGGTAAACTTACTCAAGAAGGTTGCTCTATCCGGTACCTTACCATACTTTTCAAAATGCTCTTTGATATATTGAAATTCAGTTTCATATCCTTGGAAATATTCCTCGGTAAGGGCATTCTTGGTTATCAGTTGCATATCCTGAGTATTGATTACTTTGTTTAGAATCTGCAAACTTATCATCTCAATCCCCTCCTATCTACACCAATAAATCTGACCACCGTGCTATCATTCCAGACCCTGCTCGAAAGTCTATTTCCAAGAGCATCTTGTAATTGGTCCTGTGGAAGATTTCCGGTATAGATATTGGATAATTGATTGAGCTTCCTTTGGTCAATATAAGTCAGTAGATTTGCATGGTCAAAATCTCCGAGCTTTGTTGCCGCTATATCATCCCATATAACCAAATCAACTGACATCAACCGACTCTTTAATGTTTCAAAATCCTCATCCCTATGACTGATTCCTTCTTTAATTTTTGTAAGAAATGTCGGAACATGGATGAAAATTCCTCTGCATCTAAATCCATTACCTGCCCATATATTATCAAAAAACTTCTGCATCAATTTGATAGCCCAGGTGGTTTTACCATTTCCAAAATTATCACTGTATATATAAATGCTTTCGCCATTCTTTACAAAATTGATAATATCATCCTTAACATCTCTCAGGGTTAGAAAAGCATTCATATCTTGTTTTGAAGGAGTGAGCAATACCGGATATTGTCGATTTCTTGGTATCCCGCTATTCTGCATCAGAAAATCCATTTCCATATATCTGACACATCCTGCGGTACATTCATCTGTTTTATATTTGCTACAGACTTTATTATACCAACATTTCTCTGCGTCAAACACATATTCATATGCCATGGTTTACTTTCCTTCGTTGAATATGTGGTGACTCATTACCTCAATTGTTTTGCTATAAGCAGCTCGTCTTCGCTCAATCATCTTTACAAATTCAAGGATATCCTGCTCACTCTCTGCCATCCAATATCCGCCGCCCTCGGTTTCTTTGGCGCAGATTGGATACTCAACTCTCAACTCCGTAATTAAGCATTTAACTGCTCTTAAAGTTAAGCAGGTCAATCTACTGAGTTCTGGTCCCGGGATAGCCTCCTCTCGCATCTGCGGTATGAGACTTAATATAATTTCCTTGTACTCTTCTCTGGAATGATTTTTCATCTTCATTACCTCCTTTATAAATGGTCATTCAAATATTATATAGAATATCGCTTGGGTTTATAAAATCTATTTCGAGTATTTTCTATCCTCTCTGTTTAGGCTCCTGCTTGCTTCAAATCCGTTTGGATATCTTTTCTTTAGTTTATCAATATTCATTTCCATAATGGTTGCTAAGTCGTATCCGATTCCTTTAGCAAGAATTGCTACATACCAACAAATATCACCCAGCTCCTTTGCCAAGTATTCTCTATCAAGTTCATGACCCTGGAATCTGAATTTTTTGATATGGTCTGCCACCTCTCCGGTCTCACCACTCAATCCCAATGCCCCATTGAGGACCAAATCATCTTCCTCAAATGAGTTGGTAGTTCTGAGGGCGGCTACCTGATAATCATGTGCGGTAAGCGGATAATCTTTATGCAATTTCTTGATATGCTCACAATACATCAAAGCATCCACTAATTCCTCCTCCAGATAGGTCAATCTCTCTTCTGCGGTCATCTGGATATTCTGCCCTAAAATCTGACCATATTTGTTGATACCTTTATCAGTTTGTTTCCGGTACATCTCAACAATATTACTCCAATACATATCTTGCTGCATTTTACATCCTCCTAAAATTGAATTAAGTTGCCATCATCATCTGTTGCAAGATTCTTCTCAAATTGCTCTTTTTCTTCCTTGCTCATATTGACTACCGCCTCTGCCTTTCTACCTGCGGTATTATCAAACTTAGGTTTTGCGAAATTGTTTTTCTTATCTTTCTCCCACGGAGCGATAATCTGCATATAACCACCTGCTATTGACCCATTGATTTTATCAATAGCAACCTTTGCACTCTCTCCTGCATAATCTCTCAAATCATCTAAAATGATTTTCCATTGATTTGGTTGAAGTCCTTTCTTGACCCTCATATTGAAATACTCAAGTAACTTTTCCCTAATACTTTCATTCTCAGTAAAGGCATTTATCATATTTCTCATAGTTACTATATCTTTGGTCTTTTTAGCTTTTTTAGTTTCTTTAGGGACTAAAGATTTTTGCTTTTGGGTAATAATATCTTTAGATATTATTTCATCTTTTTTAGTATTAATTATTTTAGTATTATCAGTGAAGTTTTTTTGTATACCCCCTACAAAATCTTTTGTATAGGTATTCAAATTATTTTGTATAGGTATATTATTTGCTATGCTGATATGACGGCTCTGAATTTCCTTGCTATTCTCTTTATAGATGAGCTGTACATCTATGTAGCCATTTTTCTGGAGGCTCGAAATCCAATTCGATATTGATGTTTTAGTGACCCCATATAACTCAGCAAAATAAGCATTTCCTGCCCAGCAATAACCTTTATCATTACATAAGGCGGTTATCTCAGCATAAAGTAGTTTAGCGTTAGGAGTGATATTTTTATCATATCTTACATTAGCAGGTAATACTGCATAATAACTTCTCTGAACTGATTCTTCCATTGACCTTGCCTCACTTTCTATTTCTTTTAGTAACATAAAAGGTATGGTTCAAGAGTTCGTGGCTCTATCCCCATACCTTATGGTAATCAGTATTTACTTAGTATCAGTACCACGAATACTGATTACCTCATTATTATAGATGATAGACCAAAATCAATCAAGCATTATTTTCCTTGTTTTAGCATCGAAACAATATCCGATACCTGCTTATCTACTTGACTATGGACCTCATCCCAAAGCATTTCTTTTTCTTTCTCAAAATTGATTTGACCTTCTTCTACTAAATCAATCGGAAATGCTCTTTCCTCTTGAAACTCAAATGTATAGAAGCTCTCATTGAGTTTCACGCTAACCCTACTGGTCGCTCTGATTAGAGTTGGAACTGCTTGACTAAAATACTCTCTTTGTTTTGCCATCTCATCTCACCTACTTCTTAACTTTCGATACTCTGAGGGTTACTACTTCTTTTATGGTCTGGCATGATGCCAATGCTGCTGCATCTACTTTTCCATTGTAGATTGCATTCTCAAGAGCATCCATATCTACATATTCCTTTTTCTTGATGATACCTCTCACCTTCATATCTTTGAGCTTTTCAATCAATGCTTCCTCAATAAAATCTTGTCTTTCAGATACTGAGCAAGTTGCTTTGATATCACCTGCTACAAATTCAGGTAGATTAGATTCGCGCATCAGGGTTTTAATCTCGGCATTTTCCTTATCCACTACTTTCTTGATTGAGTCCATTTCTGACTTTTGCATGTGATAGATTGGAAGTAGCTCTGTTAATCTTTCCTCTGCTCCTTTCTCCTTAGGGGGTACTCCAAGGTCATCAAATAATGATAGTTGTTCAAATTTTCTCTTTGCCATTTATTTTTCCTCCTTATAATTTAGAATCAAATATTATATAGAATATTTAACTCTTTTGTAAACCGTCCTTCATCTTCTTATTCTTAAGTGCTCTCTTTCCTCTATCTCCCCAATACCTTGCGTTATGAGCCCCCATCAATCCGCCTCTACCTTTTGGTACCCATCTCTGGAATTCCTCAAGGAGTGGTAGGTCTTTTGAGTCCCAATACCTGGTTGCTCTGATTCCATTCTGCTCATATTCTGGCAAGGTTGGCACATCTTTCGGTTTTTCGTACTCATCATTCATATACCACTTATACCAACTATTGAGGGTTGGTACTGAGATATCAAGATGTTGAGCCACTTTGGTTGCAGTCATTTTCATAATTATTTCCTCCCATATAATTTGATTTGTATATATTCCTGTAAAACTCTGATAATATCATCATCAAGATATTCATATAAAATGCTTTCTATATCATGCCCTTTGTCAAACTCTTCTAATCCATAATATGCTTCCGCAAATATCCCGGTGATTGCTGCCATTGTATCTGAGTCTGACCCAAAAGCAACCGCTTTTCTGATTGCATCTTCAAATGATTTGCTCTCTTTGAAACTTGCTATTGCTTGAGGTAAGGTCTCATAACAATTGGTATTCCATTTGGTCTGTAACCATAGGTCAGTAAAGGATAAATCAGCATTCGGAATCAGATTTAGTTCTTCCGGTAAGCAATTTTTATTCATCGCTCCTTTAAGATTAAAAGCATATCTCAACATGACCTCTACCGAAATCAATGCCTCTTCAGTATTATGAGTTATTTTAGTGATATATTTTCCAGCTCTGAGCATATCAGGTTCATTCGTATATAAGAATGGTAATGCTCCTAACCTCATCATAGCCCCATTACCAATGCTCTTCTTTGATACCTTTTTACCCTCAACCCATCTTGAGAAATTGGGACCAAATGGTTTCTTCGGATATTTCAAATACCACTCCTTGAGGGTCTCTGCCATATCTTTATTATTCATCAAAGCATCTGCTACTGCAATCATCAAAATAGTATCATCAGTAAAGGTATTCTTTGGAGTAAATAATTCAAAATTCTCATTAAAGGTCGGTCTGAACTCAAACCTTGACCCTATAATATCTCCTAATATTGCACCAATCATCTCACCACCTCCTCAATCTTAATAATAGAACCCTCAAGTCCTGAGTTTGACACATTTCCAAGTTTCTTAGTCAATCCATCAAGTTTATCAATATCTACTATAAATTCCATGATATTGCCATTTGTAGTTACATATTGATTATTAGCATCTGTATGAATATCTTGCTTAATATCTCCGACTATCGCATGAAATACAATCCCGCTATCAAGGGTCACTCTAAACTCTTTCCCGACCTCATCAGCATAATAAGTACCTACCGCCACAAGATAACTATCATTGAATTTTCTAAACCCCTCTGAGTCAGTATAAGCAAGTTGCTGGAGATGCCACTGCCTTGATGATTTATTAGTAATCTTCTCATAATCCATATAAGTTTTGAATGAGCCATCTGCATCTTGTGGCAATCCCATTGAGATATATCCTGACCCCTCTATTTCGTTGTGAGACTCAATTATATTATGCTCCGTGAGTATTTGGTCAGTCTCTTGAGTTGTTTCGATATAAACTGGTTTAATCACTTCAATCACATTTGGTTCCAAGTTTCTATTGACCTGCCAAATCAGATAACCAAATACCAATACCATAATGATTAGAATACCTGCCATTTCTCTTCTCTGCTTTTTTATCTGATTCCTTTTGAAAGCTCTCATCTTTTTATTACATTCTCTGCATTCTTCATAAGTGTTCATAGTTTTTTATCCCCCTAAAGTTTGATTGGTTTGATTTCTACCACTTCTATTGCTTCGATTCTATCAATGTAATATTGACCACCATTGATGGATAGGTATTGCTCTGCTATCTCTTCCTCACTATAATTCTTAAAAAGTTCCAGAAAATCATATTTAGCAAATTCATCTTCATGCTCCATCACATACTCTTCAATTAGTCTGAGTAGGTCATCTTTCGATGACCCCTCAACCTCAATCATTTTAGTCCATGCTGTCCCAGTGCTGAAATAAATTTTTAGCATCTCATTTCCTCCCCTATCCTAATAGATAATCAATTACTTCTGATTTGTTAAGGTCTACTTTTCCATCTACCAAAGCATCTGCCATAGCTCCTTTTTTATAAATGAGTTCTTCAATTCTTTCATCAATCGTATCCTTACAAACAATCGTAATAATATTGACATTTGAGATGGTCCCGATTCTATGTGCTCTATCTTCCGCCTGCTCTTTATTTGCTCGATTCCACGGACTATCAAGAAATATTACTGTTGATGCTGCGGTAAGAGTAAGACCGGTTCCCATTGCTCCTATTGTCCCAATGATGACTTTACATCTTGAGTCGGTCATGAATCTTTCCTGCTGCTCTTTTCTATCTTTGGTCTCTCCGGTGATGATTGCTGGATTAAATCTCTTGAGTCTTTCCATTGTAGGTCCGGTCATATCGGTCCAGTTACTAAAGATGATTGCCTTCTCACCATTCTCAACCAATTCTTCCACAATCTCCTCAAGTCTATCAAGTTTTGCGCTCTCTTTGATTTGACTGCTTAATATTCCGGTAAATCCCGTAGCTTGTCTGAGTCTGATTAATTGAGCAAGTGGGTTATTGCTAACCTTGATTTTATCAATCTGCTCTTTAATCTCTTGCTTAACCTCATTATAAACTTTCGCTTGCTTACTACTCATCTCTACATATTCTATTGAATGGAATTTCTCTGGAAGGTCAAGAGCATCTTTCTTGAGTCTTCTTAGCATCAATGATTCCAGGTTACTCTGAAGCTCTCCAAGATTTCTATATCCTACCACTTCATATCCACCATATCCTCCCATTACACAATAATGCTTTTTGAATTGGAAGAATGAGTGCTTCTCAAATCCCAACCACTTAAGTACTATGAATAAATCAAGTGGGGTATTCATTAGAGGAGTTCCGGTCATTGCTATTCTGGTTTCTGGATTGACCTGGAGTATTGCCTTTCCTTGTTGAGATGATGGATTCTTACATTTATGAATTTCATCAATCGCTACCATTTCAATCTGACCACTCTGAGTCAATTCCTTGACCTTTTTTAGAATATCCTGGTCTCTCAAACTCTCTACATTTGTGATTAGGAAATAATCTTTTGGCAATTTATTGAGGTCTGCTAATTTATCTTTGGATGAGCCAATGACCTCTTTGCCTTTGGAATTGATTTTAGTTCCTAATATATGAGCGGTTTCATTTGAGTGAGTACCAATCTCTGATTTCCAATTCCATTTGAGACCATTTACTCCGCAGATAATCAAGCAATGCTTATATCCCTTTGAAAGCTTTTTAGCTACCGCTATATCAATTACCTGCTTTGTTTTTCCAAGACCCTGCTCATCCCCTAAAAGAAATCTATCATGTTTTAACCCATATTCAAATCCTTCAATCTGATGGTCAAAAGGATTGGTTTTGAAATTAAACCCTTTTGGTATCTTGACCTCTTTTGGTGCTAATGCTTTATAATCTCCCATGATTGTAATCTCTTTATCTTTTACTGAGTTGATGATTTGTAGTAATTTATTTGCCGGCACCTCCCATTCTTTATTTGCTGCGTGCCAGAATCTGCTACTCTGATTTCTCATCAATCCTACCAATTCTGCGTCGTATGGAAAGCTTATAAATGCACTTAAGTCTCCATTGACTTTCTGAGCTTCTTTAATCTGAATGCTTATCATCTTTATTCCTCCTTGCCAAAGTGTTTTGAGTTTGATTTCTCATCTCTTACCAATATTATATAACATATTGAGATGGAAGTCAATACAAATAATAAAAAAAAAATAAAGCCCCAAGTTATATTAAGGACTTTATTTGAATATAATATTATTTAATTCTATTTTCTACCACCAGCACTTTTGCTTTTTCATTTGCTTCAAGATATTTTTTCATCTGCTCAACCGCTTCTTCAATCAGCGAATCGATGGTCTTCGGGGTTAATGTAAATTTAGCAATTGCCGGTAGCTTTTCATAAAGCCAAGTGGTTACAGCTGCATATTTTAATTGTCCAGTTCCTCCACCAAACTCAGCTTCCGCTTTTGTTACTAAATAAAATAGAATTTGTTTCGCATAGTATCCGTAACCTTTCCTTACTAATACTATCAGTCCAATTACTAAGATAGCTATAAATAAAATACTATCCCAATAGGCTGCTAAGAAATTTAACATAATTGCTCTCCTTTCTAAATTACTTGGATATCCTTTTTAAACATCCAGCTTACAATCTCTTTCAATAATACTTTATCACCATCAATCTGCTGAACAGTATAAGTATTATTCTTTACCCATGATGGAATACTTTGACCCGTTGCATAAGTATTTCCAATCACTTTTACTTTAGAACCTACCTTCAACGTAGGAGCTGGAGCTGCAGGACTTGAGCCAACAGGACTTCCGGATTCAGTAGTTATAAAGGTATCAAATCCAGCGGCTTTAAGTTTCTTAGCCATCACATCAGCATTAGCTTTTACCCCAAATGCTCCGACTTGTACTTTATAAAGATTACCTACCTTTACCATATAGGTATCAAATCCAGCTTTCTTAACTTTAGCTTCTAATGCATCTGCATTTACTTTATTACTGAACGCTCCGGTTTGAACCCTATATAATACTTTTTCATTAGATGGTTTTTCAGGAATTATATTTAATAACTTATTAACTCTATTTGCAATATCTCCATGTAGATTGTAAAGATAATCTCCAGGGCAAGATTTATTAGCAAACCAACGATGAACAGTCATATTTTGTTTATCTATTTGGCCAATTAAAGATTTGTCACCTTTCCATTTTAATTCTTTAATATCATTACGTTTACAAATATCTGCACATAGTTTAATAAGAGCTTCGTATGCTGCAGCTGTTACTTTATATGGATGAGTATTATCACTTGCTACTTCAATAGTAATAGCTCTATTATCATTGGCGGATGAAGAAGTACACCATGAACGGTCTTTTTCTTCTACATACATACCAACTCTTCCATCCGGCCCAATACCATAATTAGAACTGGCTTGGCGAGAAGTGGGAGCAAATACATTAGCGATGGTTTCTACAGAAAGTTGACCAACTACGCAATGAATTGTAATTGTATCAATTTTATTTTTTCTCGGACTTGTCTTATTAGGCGAAATCCTTGTATAAGATACTAAAGAACTATTACTCATCATCCTCACCCTTTCCATTACTTAATTCATCAATCGTTTCATCAGTTATTTGTTCATTTTCTTTTAATTCAATATCTAATTTATCCATAATTATCCTCCTCTGACTGATTAGGGTCAGCCGTACCCTTTTGAATCTTTATTTTATTCTCGGCTTTCGCTTTACTATAGTAAAATCCGGTAGCCGTAGCAAGTTCTGCAAATACAGCTGGAATTAAGTACATAAGAGGTGATAGGTCATTTGTTTTCCAAATCATTACTCCAGTAAACACCGTTACCAAGGTAGTCATTATAGAAACACCTATAAATATTTTCTTTGAAAATTCCATCTTTTTCTTTCTCCGTTTATACCTTGCCACGCTATCACCTCCTATTTCACATAATGCTCAACTGCTTGCTCCTGAAGGAATTCCGTCATTTCGTCACTGGCATCTCTATAATATATTAGAGCATCTTCCATCACTCCATTGACTTTTCCATCCTTTATTGCGACAGAGTTAGCATATGATAATTTTCCAACGGCTTTAATCATCCGCATTGTTAATAAGTTTTCTTGTTTTCGAGCATGCGCTCTTGTATTAGATTCTTTTTCTTTTTCCTTCTCCCTTTGCTCCTGTCTTCTCTTTTCCTCAAGAATAACTTCATCCCTCTTTTTGTCATGCTCCATATGCTTGTGTTGGATATACCAAATTATTAATGCTGAAACGATAGGCGAAAGAAAAGCTATGATTTCCGGTTCTACCATATATTGTCCCCCTTATTCAATTGTCTTCTTATCTCATAATAGACAACTCCTTTGCCTGCCCACCCACCCTACTATTTTAGATACTTGGTTTTGTTACTCTGTCAATTCTGCAAGGTCAAGAGCTACAAGTTCTGCTTTTACTGCATCTTTCAAGATTGCAGGCACTTGAGCATAAGTTTTTCTTCCTGCGATGATAAGAGCTACATATACAACTACCATATCTACACCTCCTCTCAATATGGTGAATATTAATTTTATTTTAGCCAACATAAGGCTCACCAACTAATTCTTGATATTGCTCAGGAGTTAATCTTCCTTCTACTACATAATCTTGTAAAATAACTTTTACGTCTGCTTTAACCTGTTCAGGAATTTGGTTAAAAGTTTTTCTTCCCACAACAATTAATTCTGCGTATATTCTTGGCATAAGTTTATACCTCCTTTACTAAATTAACATTTCAAAGATTTCTGTTAAGGCCATCTTGTTGTTCAAATCTTCATTTTTTAACTTCTCTACATCTACCTTAACTATTGCTTGATATTCAGGAATAGTCATTTCTATTTCATCATATTCCCAGCCATGAAATCCAGGGTTATCTTCAGTACCTTCCTCATCAATACGAACTATATTAGTTCTAATATAGACTTTGTACTGGTCTTGCTCTAATGGATTTACAACTTCTTGTGTTCCTCGAACTTTCATATAATATTACCTCCTTATAAAATTTTTCCATTTCTTCCTTTAATGGTATTATATACTTTTTATGTAACCGATAACTATTACAATACAGCAACCATCCTTCATAAGAGTTTAATGAGCACCATTGGTTGTAGTTCATTCTTTCATTGGTTTTTAAATATTTATTTATTTCTTTAACTTTATATTTCAACCGAGTAGCAGTAGATTTTCTTAGTAATACATAATCAGGAAATATTCTATATCCTAAGAAATCAATACCTCTTACCGCAGTTGGAAACACTTGCCAATTATCTTTTAGTTCTAAATCCAATTCACCAATTAGAAACGCTTCAATCTCATCTTTTAGCTGATGCAAATATTCTTTTGATTCATGCATGATTACCATATCATCCATATATCTGTAATAATGCTTTATTCCCATTATTCCAATTACTGCTGACATTCGAAACCGAGTACTCATTGCCCATATATTTCTTTAGTATTTAATTATTAATTTACTTATGCAGCAGGGGGCACAAACAGCACGCGCCCGCCAAGAGTCCGAAAACGATAAGAAGGCGCACCATCCACACCCCGAGCGAAACCGCCCGCATGCGTCCCCTTCGTCCAGTGACCGCCGACAATCGAAACCCTATGGCCAACACTTGCCGCATTTTGATAGAAATAATCTTCAATTGGCTTATTACTTGCTCCCAATGTTTCAGTTGCAAGGAAAGCAAAGTCACAAATCTCTGACCAACCAATTGCGCTAATATAGCCAGTTGTATTTGCAAGTTCAAACCCAACATCAAAGTATGGGTCAGTTATGATATTATCTGCAAATCCACTATAAGCTATATAAGCTTGATTATTTACTCCATCTGCATATACATTTAAGCCATCTTCCCACTTCCAAATATTTCCCCAGAAGTTTTCTTGACCTCTATATATTACAGAAACCAAACCATTTGTTCCAACCGCCATACCTGAACCATTTCCAATAGCATAAGTTGCTCCAGTAGGTTCTGCCATATTGGATGCTCCATCATCTGTTTTACTTGTAACACCAAGACCAATTTTAGTCTGTGTATCAAATGAGCCATACTCAATTGCAAATAATAGTTGGGAAGCTGAATTTGAGAATATATCTTCAAGCTGCCATCCGGTTCCCCTATTCTTAGCAATTATTCTTGCTTTAGCTATTGTAAAATCATTTGTATGACTACTAATTGGTTTAGCATTAGCAATAGATGAAAGCTTATCTCCAGTAGTAGCTGTAAAATCTACAATAGCTTCATCATTTAATAGATATACACTTCCTGATGTATCAAATGCGCATCCTTCATATGCTGAGGGATAAACAAAATTTACCGGCTTTCTTGAAGTCTCTCTTGTATAGAAGGTAGGGTGCAATTTGAATCCAGCTCTTGCTGTTTCTGAAATGTAATATCTTATCTTTTGAACACTAAATCCTCTTAGTCCAGGGATTTTCTTAAAGTCAATTGGAACTGATTTATACCAGAATGCAGGTT